CAAGTATAGAAGAATACTTACAGGTTCTCCTATTACTAAATCACCCCTAGATTTATATTCTCAGTGTGAGTTTTTAGACCCATATCTTTTAGGTCATCATTCTTTTTTTACTTTTAGAGCTAGATACGCTGTTATGCGTAATATGAATTTAGGTGCAAGAACGGTTCAAGTTATTGTTGGTTATAGAAACTTGGGTGAGCTTTCAGATAAATTAAAACCTTTTTCATACAGAGTTTTAAAAGAAGATTGTTTAGATCTACCTAAAAAAACTTGGATGAAAAGAACTGTATCAATGACTCCAGAACAAGAAAAAGTTTATAAAGAAATGAAACAAACTGCTTTAGCGCATTTAGATGGAAAAGTATTAACCACTAATACTGTATTAACTCAACTAATGCGTCTACATCAAATAACTTGTGGCCACTTTGTAGCTGATGATGGCTCTACAAAAGACTTACCTTGTAAGAGAGTTGATGAACTTTTAGATATTGTACAACAAGTTGAAGGTAAGGTTGTTATTTGGGCTCAGTATCAAAGAGATATTAATAAAATTATAAATGCTATATCAAAAGAGTATGGTGAAGATAGTTATGTTGATTATTATGGGTTAACACCTCAAGAAAAAAGACAAGATAACATAAAGAAATTTCAAGAAGATGACAAGTGTAGATTTTTTATAGGTACAACACAAACCGGCGGTTATGGTATCACATTAACTGCTGCAAATACAATGGTTTATTTTTCTAATGGTTATGATTTAGAAAAAAGAACTCAATCAGAAGCTCGTATAGATCGTATTGGCCAAACTAAACCTATGACTTACATTGATATTATTTCTGAAGATACTGTTGATGATAGAATAGTTTTAGCTTTACGTAAAAAACAAAACATTGCTAGTCAAATTATGGGTGAAGAAATTAAATCTTGGATTTAATTAATAATATCTGAAAGTAAAATTACAATTACGGCTCCCATACCGCCAACAATCCAATACTCTAATCTTTTAATTCTTTCTTGCATTTCTTTTATTTGTTCGAAGGTTTGTTTTTGCATTATTCTACAAAGTTTTTCGTGAGATTCAATTTTTTCTAATGCTGATTTTTTAGGCATTATTAATTCCTCTTGATCTTAGTCTTATTTGTTTTTCAGAGGGTGATAAATATGACTCTTCCATAGGTGTTAAACCTGAGGCCAACATAGGATTTTGTTGAACCGGAGTTTTAAAAGCCCCTGGATTCGGCATAGGTGTAGGTGGTAAAGGTTTCATTGACGACTGTTGATTTTGTATATTCATTTCAGGTAAATATTTTTCTATATTTAAATTAAAAGGTTTATTTAAATCTTGTTGATATAGATCGTCAAGAATTCTATCTATGATTCGTTCAGCTGGGCCATAAGGATTTGGTACTCCAGTCTCCTCTGCAATTTTTTCAAATCTATTAAGAATATTTTTACCAGGCTCAAATGGTTTAAATTCACCGTCCAATAATCTAGACAATATTTTTGGAGATAAACCTCTATCTTCAAAAACTTCGTAGAGATCATCTTCGCTTACTCCCAGTGTTTCAGCAGCATTTATTACTTGTTTAAATTCTCTTTGCGTTTCAAATAATTGTTTATTGGCTATAAAAAATCTTTCTACAACTTCTTGAGGTGTTTTTCTTTGTCCACTTAAAACTCCAAACTTACCTCCTGTAAAATTTCTTCTGTCTGCAGATTGATCCGTTTGAAATTTATACAAATAATATCCAAGACTCTTTTTTGGATCAATCTTAATAGGTCTCATACCAAATATACCTGCAACTTCTGGAACTATTTCATATAGTTCTCCACCACGTCCAGGCTCGCCTGTAATAGCTTTTATAGTTCTTTGAAAAGGTTGAGTTGTAGGCATTAAAGTATTTGCTAAATGCTGAGTAATAATTTGATATTTTTCACCATCCGGTGTTCTTTCGTTATATAAAACTTTACCTTCTCTAGTTCTTCCATTTCTAGCTAATATGTCCATAAACGCTTCTGTAAAAATAGACTCCGACACAAACGGTTCTGCTTGTTTTCCTAAGGATTTAATTAAACCTTCAGTAAAACCTCTTATTAAAACATCGTCATCTTCAATTCCTTTTTGAATATTATTTAAAACCGTTTGAAAAGGACGAGTAAGAGTATCATAAACATTATTTCTACTCCAATCTATGTAGTAATATTCATCATCAATTGAATCTTTCATAAGTATTTTCTGCGAATCAACCGCCCATGGCGCAACAAAATAATTTGCTGCGTCTGCTTCTTCATCAGAAACTCCAAAAATAGCTTTAGACCCTTCTACAATTGCAAGAGGTAAAGCCGCTGTTGCAAACGTCATACCTGTTAATCTTTTCATACCTATTCCTCTTGTGACTGGATCTTTTAATTCTTTTAATCCTTGTCTAAATACACCATATCCAGTTCTCCATACCTCAGAAGGCCAGGACATAAAATTTCCAAAAGGAGACATTCTCGCCGCTCGAACAAATTGCCCGACTCTAGCATAATTAGGAACAGTGTTTTTTACAATATCAGCAGCATCTAATTTTAATTGATTTATCATATTAGGTCCAACTTTCATTCCAGATTTTTCATATGCTTGAATTAGTCTTTCTAACTCTACTTCAAAATTATATATTTTCCAAAAATCATCTTCTGCCACATATGCGTCTTGCATAAATCTACCAACACCTCTAACACCTTTACTTACGTTTTTACTTAGACTGTTTAACATTGGAAATAAAACACTGTCTGTTGCAATATTACCTTCTCCAAATTTTACGTCTTTCATAAGATTTTTTAAGTCACCCATTCTAACGTTTGTATTTACAATACCTAAATCTAAATATTCTCTATACTTAGCCATAGCTTCTGGCTGTCTTAATCCTACTTGAACTACTTTTCTAGCGTTATTCATTGCTTTTCCAATTAATCTTGGATCTGTAAGTAATGTTCCATTACCAACAGCGAATACTCCGGAACTTAAAAAATTTCTTATATGTGTTGGAACGGATAAAATTGTTTTTGCAAACTGCGCACCAGCTTTAGGTGTAAGAAGTAAATTTCTCCATAACCAAGAAAATGTTTTACCTAAAGGTCCTCCAGTTTCTCCCCTCATAAACTCCTGAAGTTTAGATACTGATTCAAAACCTTCTGATATTTCTTGAGTTGTATAAATATTTTCATCAGGAAAATATTTTTGTAATTTTTCAGGGAGCTTAACGACTGTTGCATTAGTACCAAAAGCTTCTTTAGCTGCTATAGGTGATGCATGAAAAAAACCTCTTTGACCATAAGGTGTTGCTGAAGTGACATTTGATTTTATTGCTTTATCGGCATTTAACATTTCTTCAAACATTTGTCCTCTACGGGTTATTATAGACAAACGAGACATTGTTTCATATATAGAGTGTCTAGCGTCTTCTATTTCACCAAACAAATCTCTAAAAGCTTTGCTTCCTTTACCAATAACTTCAATAGATTTTTTACCGTCGGGTAAATTTTTTTCTAATGTTTGACTAAATGTTTTAAAATTATAAGGGTCTTGAGCACCTTTTGTTAAATTTGGATAATTAAAGGTTGGGAGAGTGTCTTTTTTAGGATCCATTTTAGAAACAGATTTTATTATATCATTTACATAGCCTTCAGCCATTTGAGGAGTAACCACTTGATTATTTTTAGCTGCATATCTTATAAAAATTTGTTTTACTTTTTCTATTGAATCTCTAGTAGGTTTGTAAGATTGAAGAAAACCCGCGTTAGGATTATCAAAAATTTCAAAAGTGTTTGATATAGAATTTTTAACTCTATTACCTAGCAATTTAGATAACTCTCCAGTTAAATTATTTGGTAAATCTACTATTGCTGGAGTATTAGAAGCTTGTTCTATTAAGCTGACAAAATAATCTCTACTTCTTTCCAAACCAGTCATAACTGTTTTAATACCTTCTGGCTTAGCACCTGCCTTACTCATCATATCAACTATTTTTATTCTTAAATTTTCATCTAAGCCTTTTGTAAGAGGTCCAGAAAACAAAGTTTCATCCAGTACTTTTAAAAACTCTTTTCTTTCTTTTCTATTTGCTTGAAAGAAAAATTTTTTAGTTTCAGGGAAAATTGCGTCTACTTCCTTATCTATTCTTTTTACTTGTTCCATAGAAAAATTTAAATCTGCCATTTTTCTTGTAGATTCTGTTTCTTTTGCAACAGCTTGTTCGACCGGTTTAGCACCTCTAAACCTAAAGACAGAAGCGAATTTATCCACAGCTCTTTCGATTGCAGAATCACTATATGCTAAATGTTTACCCTGTTTAGCTAACGCCCCTATAAATTTTCCAGTACCGTAAACAAAAGGTGTCAATGCTAAAGATTCACTACCGAATCTAATCCTGTTTAATATTTTTCTTTGAGCATCTTCAGATGGATCATCAAATTCTTCTCTATCCAACTCGGTTGGTCCTCTTTTAAAAACATCTCCGAAACTTCCTATTCTTTCAACGTCAGCTACAAGAGTTTCACCTGTTGCACCACCTATAACCATAGCTCCAAATTTTTGTCTACCTGTTAATTCATTTAGTCTTCTAGATTTATCTAAACCTTTTTTAATATTAGATGAAGCTGGGTTTAAAAGATTCCCTGATTTTTTTGCATTTAAAGCTTTTGTAGCTAGTTTAGTTGCAGTCTTTGCTCCTATCGTTCCTGGTACACCTATTTGAACTAAAGCCTCAGTTAGTCTTCCTATTGCTCTTTCGCTTGCAGCGTCTTCAAATGGATTTAATTTATCGAAAAGCATTTCTATTTCAGCGGCCGTGTTGGTATCAAGACCTAAATCAATTAATTCTGCTCCTAAAGATATAATACCTTCGGGAACTTTTAACATACCAGACGCTACGCCGGCCAAACCAGATTCTATGTTACTTAGTTTTTGATTGTTTTCTGCTTCAGGTTTTAATTCATTACCAGGCAAATAAAACCTACCTAATCCTAAACCTTTTAGAATTGTGTCTCTTCTTAAATAAGGATCAGTGTTTTTTTCTCTATCTTTTTTTTTAATTTTTTTATTTCTATTTACAAAATCTGAGTAAGAAGCCATTTTATTTCCTATTGAGCATCTACTGTTGGAACATCAATTTCTTTAAAATTAATATCGTAATATATTACTTCATCACCGACTCTCATAACATATGCTGATCCTGGAACGATCATTGGTTTACCATTTGCATCAGCTATTTCAATACCTTCTTCTCCTATATATAATACATAGTTTAAAAGGTCCTGTCCAAATTCGTGAAACTCTACTGTAGATAAATCTATTCCAGCGCTTTGGGCTCTTCTCGCATTATCTTCTTTTATTCTTTGCATTTGATTTATTTTTATAGAAGCTTCCATCTCTCTTTTACCTCCGGCTACTTGTGATAAAGGAAATTTTATTTCTGAATCTTCTTTAGCGTACACCCCTTGTTTTGTAAATTTTAATTCTCTTTGAAAATCTTTACTAGGTCTTCCATCTTCGTCGTATGGTTCTAGACCTCTTTTTCTCATATCCTCTTCTACATATGTTCTTATTTGAATATCTGTAGGAGTATTATCACTTGAAGTACTAAACTCATCTTCAATTTCTAATTTATCTCTATATACTTTAAGTTCATCATCCATTTTGTTTTTTCTAGCATTTTCTGAATCGAAAAGATTTCTTTTTCTCTCTAAATCTTTTAAAGTTTGTTCTAAAGCTAGTGATTGTAATCCTTGATCATAGGCTGATCTTTCATCTGTTTCTGCATATAATTTTTCTAATGGGTCACCACTAGCCGCATTTATAATTCTCTGCAACGCAGTAGTACCAGGCTGTCGTTTTTGTCCTAATTGATTTCCCGCTCTAGATAAATATCTAAGAAACCTAGTATCTTTTTGTTGAGGGAGAACTTGTCTTAGCATATTATATTTTTCTAGCACTTCTGCTTTAGTGGGTCCTTTGGGATCTTCTGGTCCGTCTGCAAAACCCATACGTCCATGATTTTGTATTTGAGTAAGACCGCCTGCATTGTAGTTTTGTCTTTGAGACAAACCACCTTTTCTAAACATAGGTCTTGTTAAAATATTTTTCATTTTTTATATAGTTCCATATATTCCACCTAATGTTGTTCCAGCTTTTAGAGCTGTCTCAAGTGGAGTCATTTGTGGAGAACTCATACCTGTTCCTAATGGAGAACTAGGTGCTGACATTCCTGAAGAAGCTAATGATCCTATGCCAGATCCTAAAAAAGCTGCTCTTTCATATGGTTCGTAAGCTGCTAATCTTTCTCTTTGTTTATCAGCATCTGAAACTGCAGTTCTATATGCTAAATCTTCACCTCCTACAGCACCCATTGCAGCAAACATTTGTCCTTCTAATGCAGGCTGTAGTGATGCAAGGTTTGTCTGTTCACCAAATGCTCTACCTGCTGCCGCTTGTGCTTGACCAAAATTTTGACCGAGTAATTGAGCTTGTAATGCAGCTCTGTTTCTATCTGAATCTGTTTGATAATTTGCTCTTTCAACACCTTCTCTACCACCGCCAAAAGCTCCTGAAGATACTGCTCTATCAGCAATACCTTGAATTCCTCTTTGAGACTGTAAATCATATTCTGTAAGTGTTGTATCAATTACGTCTTGTTGATAAGGAGACATAAACTGTTGGTAAGCATCAGGACCTGAGAATTGACCCGCTCTCTCCATAAAAGGTTCAAAAGACATAACACCTGTACCAGCTCCAATACTTTTTACACCGCCCTTATCATCAAAAGTTATACCTCCAAGACCAGCTCTTCTAGCCAGTTCTTGGTCTTTAGCCATTGAAAAGTCTGACCTTCTCATAACCTCTGGAGCAAATTTAGATGTATCTATTGGAGTGTTAGTTAATGTATTTATTCCACCTAAATAACCTTTTGATGCTGCTTCTAATGCCGCTGAATTATTTATAGCCATTATACTCTTCCTCCATTTTCTAATTTTTTCATCATGCTGTACATACGTTCAGCCCCTTTATCTACGTCACCATCACCCATTCCTTTGACAGCATCTGCAGTAAAAACAAATTCGTTATTAGACAACATCGCAGGAATATCATCTTCTTTTTCTTTTATACCTACGGGTGGAATAAATCCACCTGTTTCTCTCATATCTAATTCTTTAATACCTTCAGGATTTATATTTATATCTAGTCCCTCGACGCCCGCTGCTTGCATCGCGTTTTCTTCAGGAGTGTCTCCACCCATAAAATAATTCATTCTGCCACCCATGGCTGCTTCAGTTCTATCAAAGTTTAAATCTCTTAAAGCTTGCATTAACAAAGATGTTATACCTCTTTCTTCTTCATTAAGGCCCATAGGTGTTTTCATACCTCCTAAAAGCATTTCAGGGCTAAGTTCATCAAGACTAATTCTTTCTTCAGAGGTTTCGGGAGCAAAACTTTTGCCACTATTTAATTTACCTCCAAATTTATTTTTAAAAACAGATAAAATATCATCTAAGTTTCCAGAAGGAACAGATCCAGGTTGTGCTTCAAGGGAGGCAGTGATTTTGCCGCCTAAAATATAATTTTTTCTCGGAATATTCATTATTCCACCCGACGCTGCTTTATCTCTATATTCTGGAGTATTATCAAATACATGTTGTTCTATTTCTTCTTGTGAATACGGGTTTTTAGAAACGTCTCTTTTAAAATCTTTTGGACCATATAGTCTTAAATAATTTTCTACATCTGCTTTTCTATTAGATAAATATTTTTCATAAGGGTCAGGTTCTTTTTCTCCAGGGAAAAATTTTTCTTTAATATAAGTACCTATCATTCCAAGAGGTATTGTTTTTTCTTTATCACCTAAAAAATCTAAGATATCACTAAATTCAAACTGACCGTTTCCATATGTTCCTTCACTGTAATTTTCATTTCTATTTGTGTTTTTATTTTGTGGGTTTCCCTTTTTTCCTCCGGTAACAAAGTCTACTGCATCTTTACCAATATCTAAAATATCACTTAGTTGAAATTTTCCATCTTTATAACCTTCGCTTCTATTTTCTTTAACAACTCTTTTTATTTCTTCTTCAATTTCGTCATTTGATCCAGTATTTTTTTGTCTATCTCTTCCAGTTATAAAATTTACAGCAGTTCCAACAGCATCATTTATATACCTTTTACCACCTGGTAGCCTTCCTCCTAAAATTCCTTGGTCACCACCAAAAGTATCTAATCCATATATAGCTGCTGCCGCAGCCGCTTCAGGATTATCTTTTATTGGATCCATAATATTTTCTTGAAACCACGAACCTATTCCATACTGTTTTCTTCCAGCGGCTCCCATGATACCACCATATGCTGCCATTTGTCTATCAGGTAAAGTTGGCCCCGTAGGTTTAGGTGCAAAAGGATTTATAGGTTTCGTAGGGTCCGACGGTAAAGGATTACTTTCTAATGCATAAACCTCATTCTTTAAATTTTTTAAATATCCCATATTAATTCAACTCTTGTTTTTCCTCTTCAGGTTTTTGTTTTTTTTGTTTTTCTTTAAAATGTTCTATCATTTTAATAAAATCTCTTAATGGATAATGATGAATATAATTTCCATCTATCTGACTTGCATTAAAGTCTAAATGACACCATAAATCTTCTCCTGCAGTTTTTACTTTATTTAAAAATCTGTAAAAACTACCTTTAAAATAATTATCTTCTCCAAGAGTAGGAGCGCTAAAATAAAAAGGTTTTTGTTCTTCAAAACTATCTCCATCTTTTGATTCATTTTTAAAAAAAAATTTATCAAAAATATCTTTATGTTCTTCAAAAACTTTTTTATTTATTTTAACAAAGCCATCAGCTAAAGACGAAACTTTAATTAAATTTAAATCTCCAACCATTGTTTCTGTTTTTTCTAAATCTAATTCTATTGCAAGTTGAGGTACTTGAGAATGAGTATCTGTTTTATATGAACCACCTACAATTTTTTGAGCTTCATATTTTATTAACATGTCGACAATGTCTTGAGGTTTAAATATAATATTTGATTTTAAAAATATAAAATCTGATACTTCTTCAGTCTTTAAAAACTCTTCAACAATTTGATTTTTATGAACGTCTGAAATATCTGTTTTTTCTATAAAAACATATTCCGCTTCAATTTCTTCTTTTTTTAATAAATCAATTGTTTTTATTAAGGATGTAACAAATCTAGCGTCTATGTTTAATTGATTTTGACAAGTGGTAATTAATACTATTTTTCTCATTTTTCTCCTAGTTTATATTGATAACATTATAATTAAATGTTCTCAATGGTTTATTTGAAGAAAGAACGTAACATAATCTATTTATTTTCATTCTTTCGTATATTATAAAAAGCCCTTGATTTAACAAAGGGCTTTTCATCAATTCTGTTTAAGATTAGTTAGTTGATTTTAACTTTTCAATCTCTTCTTGTTGCTCTTTTAAAGCCTGTACAAGTATTGGTAATAACTTGCCATATGATGCTTCTAAAGCTTCAGGATTAGATTTGTAAACAATATCTAAGTGTTCCTGTATACCATGTTTGCTTTGAGCTTCATCCAAGTCTTGAGCTAAAAATCCTATGTCATGTTCTTTAGCTTTAACGCCATCTCTTCTATTCCAATCAAATTTGACCGGTTTTAGATCTTTGATGAAAGCACTTGCATTTGAAATTGGCTCAATGTTAGCTTTATCTCTAGCATCTGATAAAGATGTTATCGAAGTTACGTTACATCTTAAAGCTGAAATAGAACTATTACCTAGTGTAATTTCATTACTAGCATTAGTTGTTGATGCTGATGATTGATACCCAATTATAGTACAGTTTACTAGCCCTGTACTTAGGTCCTGAGCTTCATGCCCTATAATTGTGTTAAAATTAGTATTAGTTTCATTGAAAGCTACACCGTGGAGCTGCATGGCTCTATTACCAATAATAGTGTTTCCATACAAATTAGACCAACCATTAGCGTTATCGAAACTTCTTGATTCATTACCAGCAGCAATTCTGTTTCCAAAAAACACGTTTTTGTTAGAATTATCTGCCGTATGATAACCTCCAACAATTGTGTTCTCTTCCGTACTAGAGGCCGTCGACTCAGAAGATGGCGATATTTCAGCTCTAGCTCTAAGGTTTATTCGGTCACCTATACATACATTTCTATTTATATTTATTCCATTTCCTATATTCCCTGGAAAATTACCTCCCTGAGGGATATGGTTTGTCATAGATTCATAACTTGAATTGCTTCTTCCAATAAGTATATTATCTCTAGAAGTTATAACTGGTGCATTAAATGCTCCGCCATCAAAACCACCTGGGTTATTCATAGCAAATTGGTGATAGTTATTGTTTCCTAAAATTATATTTTGTTTTTCATTTAATCTAGGAACAAAAACACTTCCATTCATATTCTGCTCTTCGTCATCCCATCTCTGTTTTGAATTTTCACCATCTCTCCAACTAAAATTATTGTTTCCAATAATTATTGAGTCAATGGTAGCTTCTGAATAACCAGAACCGTTTAGTGTATTTCCATTATTAAATCCAAAAATAGTAGACGTATCTAACTTTTTGTCATAACCTAAACTATACCCATAATCTGGATATATATATGCAAAATTTCCATCCGATCGTAAAGGGAGATTATAATTTTTAGCACCCATTATTGTGCTGCTACGAACGAAACTGGTTGGATAACCTTGTGATGTAGCTGTTGATCCTCTAAAATTAGACTGACCTATTATATTGTTATCTGATCCAAATACAGAAAAATATCCTTGGGGTGTATTTAGACCACCCTTGTAAAAATCTTGAACAGTAAATAAATCACCACCAATTATAACAGAACTACTTAAACCTCTTGCCATTTCTAAAAAATTTGTTTCGTATCTATCAAACGAACGACCATCTGCGAATGCAGGGTTTGTAGGAAGAGAGTCAGGTTTTACTATTGTAATATTGTTTTCGGTAAACGTGGGAGCGTAACCAACACCACCTTCTATACCAGGACCTTGAGTATAATTTGTATATCCTTGTGTAGCTGGTGCTACTGTATTAATAACACTTACACCTAAATTTAAACTTGGTGCAAATACTTCACAATCAGTAAATTGAGTCATGTCACTAAAACCATTAGCTTGATTTTTAACTGATGTTTTTCCTAAAGTACTGTAATTTGCTGTTGAGCTTGCTATTTTTCCTACGGCCATAATTTTTCTCCTTAAAGTTGTTTTTTATTTGTATTTTATATTATTGTCAATCCTTTTTTAATTCGTCTAATTCTTTCTTTAAATCTTTAATAGCTTGAACTAAAATTGGTATAAGTTTTCCTTGTGAAGCCTCTAATTTATCAGGGTTGTTTTTTAAGACTAACTGTAAATGATCTTCAACACCATGTTTCTGTTGAACTTCATCTAGTTCTTGTGCAATAAATCCGACTTCTTTAATGTCTTTTTTAGCACCATCTCTAGTGTCCCATACGAACTTAACGGGTCTTAAATCATTGATAAAATCAAGACCTATGTTTGCGTCCTCAACATCTTTCTTGTCTCTAGCATCTGATAGAGAAGTAATTGATGTAACTTGACATCTTAAAGTTGAAATAGAGCCATCTCCTAAAGTAATTTCATTTGAAACTGAAGTAGTTGAAGGTTGTGCACCACGACCTATAATAGTATTATTTGTACCCGACTGGTTTGATCCAGTACATGCTTGAAAACCTAAAACAGTAGATCCAACCATGTTACCACTTGTTCCATTAAAAGATTGAGTTCCTACTACTACATTTTCTCTACTATTATAAGCGTAAAAACCTGTATTTTGACCTATAAAAACGTTATTACTACCATTTGTATTATAACCACTGTTTGGACCTATTCCAATATTATTTGATCCACCACCCTCTTTTAAAGCACGACTTCCTATAGCAGTTGCGCTTTGAGCATTATATTGTGTTAAAGCGTCAAAACCAACAACTGTGTTATCCCCAAAAAAAGTAATTGCATCACCTGCGTTAGCTCCTACAAATGTATTGTTATTAGCAGTTGAACTTACACCAGCATTAAAACCTACAGCAGTATTTCCTGTACCATTTGTATTAGTAAATAACGCTGTAGCTCCTACTGCAGTATTTTGATTTGCATTATTATTTCTTAATGCTCTAAGTCCAATAGCAACATTTTCACTACCTGATGTTCCACTTACTAAAGCTTCTTCACCAACTGCAGTATTTTTATTTCCAGATGTATTAGAAAATAAAGTTCTGACACCAACGGCAACGTTGTTTGAGCCTGTAGTGTTTGAAGCTGCATTTGAACCTATAGCGGTGTTTTTAGTACCACTTATATTATCTTCTAATGCTTTGTAACCTATAGCAGTATTGAAACTAGCTGTAGTTAAAGCTGTTAAAGCAACACTTCCAATCGCTGTGTTTTGACCACCAGACGTAACACTATCTAATGCAGTATCACCTAAAACTACGTTATTAGCTCCAGTTGGATAATCAGCATTAAGTTTAATAGTTTTTGGACTATTTACATCTAAAGAACTTGTAACAGGATCAGCACCTGAAGCAGTTTGAAATGTAGGTGCAGAACCTGCACCATTTGATGTTAAAACCTGCCCTGATGTCCCTTCTGAAATTGCTCCAAAAGTACCATTATCGTTTACTTGAACTTGACCATTTGATCCATCAGGATTACCTGCTGAATCATTAACCCAACTTAAATCACCATTACCATCAGTAGAAAGTATCTGACCTGCAGTACCTGCACCATTTGGAAATGTTAAAGTTGTATCTGATGTAATTACATCAGGTGCTTTAATTGATAAATATTTTGCTTCGTTAACATCCTTACCATCTGTTAAACGAATTTCACCTTTTTTGTCATTAAGTCCTACTACGATTGGACCTGTAAATGATGTAGTTTTTTCTGCCATAATTTTATATATCCTTATTTCAGTTTTTGATCAAGTTTATACTGACCCCGTGGGTGTAGTTTCTTGATCTTCTCTGTTTACTTGCATGGCGGCGATTGTACCTTGTACTCTACCGGTTGTATTTGTTGTAAATACTAATTTATCTCCACCTTCTAGCACAAGTGGACCCGTAAGTAAATTTAAATATTGGCCATTATCTACGACCGTAGAAAACAATATTGTCTGATTTGCTACGTAGTTTCTGCCCGGTCCTCGGTCTAATCTGACCTCTATATTAATGGTACTACCACCTGTATTATTTACATAAAAAGCGTTTACAATTGAGTGCGAATCTGTTGGAATTCCGTACACTGTTTGCTCACTCGCTGTTGGAGTAAGGTCGTAAATCATATTTTTAAAACTTGTTGCCATAACTTCTAATTATATCCTTTTGATATAGAATACCAGGTATTATAAAAACCACCATATCCCGGTCCCGGTGTATATCCAACTGCGTAACCGCCATCACCAAAATAAACATATGTTCTAGATTTTCCATAACCTGATAAAGAAGCAGTAAAATAGCCATCTATTTTTATTTGATAACCTCTAGAATCATAGCCTGCTGATATATTTATAGAACTACTATAACCTCCATTTACTACTCCCACTTGTGTACCTATTGGCGGTTCTACGGGTAATTTAAAAACAGGTGGGTCTAGTGAATAACCTATATTACTGATAAGATAACCTCTATTTCTACTTGCTTGAAATGAACCTCCTAAACTAAATCCACCACCACTACCACTGAAAAAACTAGTTGCCCAATCTATTTTGCTCCAAATAATTCCTCCTGTTGTGCCACCTACTGTAGATGTGGCAGGTCCTGCAGGTTTAGAGGGTGAATAACCTAAAAAATAAGATAGCTGTTCTATCTCACTAAAAGTATCACCTTCAGGTTTGTATTGAGCATTTATTTGTTGAATAAAATTATTAATTGCTCTTACAATTTGTCTTTGATTACTAACATCGTAGTCTTCTGTAGGATCAGGAACTCTAATTGTAATAGCCATTATCTTCTACCGTCCGGCTGTATATCAATTCTAAGTGTACCATATCTCCAATTTTCACCATCTTCCGCTCCAGTATTTTCAATTTTTATACTTAAAAACCTACCTCTCGCTCTTGTATCTTTTTTCTCTGTTGTAGATGTAACATCAAAAGAACTGTAGGTTGACGCTGTTCCAGTATCTGATGGATATCTTTTTAATGTTAGTGTAACTTTAACTGTTCCATCTAAAGTTTTAAAATCAGGTATAAATCTTCTCATAGATAAAAAGACTTCACCATCACCTATTTCTGGACTAGATATATCAAAATCAAATGATTCAATATTAGATGTAATTCTAGTTATACTACCATTTAAGTTTTCTTGATCCACACCTACTTCGTGATTGTATAAAATAGTTTTACCATACCCGTTTGGTGCTGCAGGCTCACCTATAACTTCTGGAAAGTCTCCATTTGCAGTGTTATCAAAATCTGTTGCAAACGGTTTACTAAATACATTTGAATCAGCCCAAGAAGTTCTCGGTGTATTCCCTGTATACCAAACACCTTCTGTAAAATTAAATATTACATATCTATCATTATAATCAGCTGATGAAGATGGATAGTCCCATCTAATTTCTGTATATAAATTATTTACACCTGCATAGATTTGTTGACTTTGAGTTGTGTCAATATCATCATAAACATAATCTTCAACAGAACAATCAATGGTTTTAACTGATCCATCATATTTAAAAAAACCTTTATCACTTAACCAAAAAGCAACACCATCAACTTCTACAACAGCATTTTGTCCAATTAAACCACAGTTAGTACCCACTTGTTCAAAACCAAATACAAATGGACTACCTATGTGTCTCATCAAATATAGAGCGTTATCTGTCCAAATAAGGATTGCTTCTTTTGATTTAATAGCACCTACTATTTTTGTACCATCTTGAATTCTTTGTGAACCGGCAGAATTACCTGCTGTAATATCATATGTGTTTATTTGTTCTTGTGAAGAAAATCTTACAAACATATCGTCCTGTGTTGATGGAACACCAACAGTTGTTTCTGTACCCATGTGAATTAAGTGTCTTGTAGTTGGAGACACCATAGTAATTCTAGTATTTGTTGGGTTTAAATCTGTTTCAAAACCTGTAGTTAATACAGATGCTCGCTGCCCGAGTGGGTTACCAGCAGCGGGGTTCCATGTAAATGTTTTACCATTTAAAGTAGTTGCAACTAATACTTGACCAAAGTTTGATAGTGACCACAAACCAGGAGGAGTATTAACACCATTTGTAGATGCATCTTCACCCCAATTATTAGATCCGCCCCAGACTCCTGTACCCCAACCAAAAGTAAATTTTTGTATTTGATTACCAATAGTTTCTAATGGAATAATAGAACAAGAACCACCTGGACCTGCGTTTCCTGTAGCGTTTGCAACTGGTGTAACGGTAAGTTCTGTGTCTGATACAATTGTTTTTACTTCATATAATTTATCTTCAAAATCAGAATCTGCATAACCTGTACCAACAGGTAAAGTTACATTTTCAAATTCTATTATATCTCCTGCAGATATATTATTAATAGATGTTGTTGTGATTGTCACAACATTAGAACCTGAAACAGTTGTGAAAGTACTGTTTTTAAATTCATCAATTGTTAATGGAAAACCACTACTTCTATATGGTGTAATATCGTAAAAATTATCTTCGTAGTAAATTAATAAAAACTTATCTGTTCCAATAGCTAAATATTTATTACCGTCATTACCTCTAAATGGATGTAGTCTTCTTGATACAGAAGAAATACTTTCTCCCCCTTCTGCTTTCCAACCGCCTACTTTTTCTGGTAATGAATATCTAAATCTAACATTGTCTCCACCTACATAACGTGCGACAGCTCCAACTTCGGAGTTTTGTTTATCATAACCTGGTTTGATTTGCCATTTGCTAAGAGGCATTTTTACCTCCTATATATCATCTTTGTAGGTCCATCCTACAGTTGCGTTTACATAAACTAAGGTAAAATTTTCATTGTCTGTTGAAATATTTATTGATCCTGGAGCACCTGCAATATTCTCAGCTCCGGGAGCAACAGTTAAAGCATTAACACTATAACTTTGTCCACCATCAATAAAACTTACTTCTGAACCAATAGAAGGACCTGTTGGTAATGTGATAGTTAAAACACCACCTGATGTGTCACAAATAATTTGATCTCCATCTACAGCTGTGTAAGAAGTAGTTGTTGACTTATAACCTTTGTTTATCATCCCTTGATTTACATTAGTTCCATCAGAGTAAAGTAAAGCTTTTGCACCTGTTGCCAAAGTAATTCCAGTTCCTGAAAAAGTTTTAACAGTTAAAGTGTAATGTGATGCTGATCTATCTGTTGCATCTTCTACAACAAATACTCTTTCCGATGAGTCAGGCATAGTTACAATTCTATTCCCTGTTAATGTTCCAGTTAATTTAAAGTATAAATTTTTACCATTTGAAGTAGCACCATCTGTTAATACTAAATTGACGTCAGCTGCGCCTACAGATAAGCTTAAATATCCACTCGCTGCTTGCTCCAAGATTTGTAGATTTGTGTTTGTAATATTACCCCATAGACCAGATTTTTCACCGGTAACCATAAGTTCTAATTTTATATCATTTGAATAACTTGATGCCATATTTTCCTTATACTTTAGTTATGTTTAATTTTCAATCCTATTCACCAGGAGAAGGAGATTTCATAGCTGTTCTAATTGTACCATCCATATATTCGTCTCTTCTTCTTCTGCCTTGTTGTTCTATTCCATATGTAGCCATAGATCTTCCATAAGATTGCTCATATAATTGAAGCATATCGCCCGGACCTTTTAAATAACCGTAAGTTTCAGCTAAACATGCATACAATATTAAATCTGGGTAGTTTGTAGATACATACGTTGTAGTCGCGTCACTAGCTGTAATACTGTCTGGTTGCTTGATATATGCAACGTGACACACGTAAGCAGCATCGGGAGTCGGAGCTAAAAAAATAGTAGATGCATTTCTGTTAGCATAGTATTTTGGAATATTATTAGGTGCAGCAGATGCTGTACCCGGTGTGTTATAATACTCTTGCATGAAAGAAGTATCTCTAAGTTCTAAATTTTTTCTAACAGCTGGTGTTTCGTTTGTATCATTGATGTAAATATATCTTATAAATCTTGTATTAGCTGGTGCAGCAACTTCTCTATTACCTGGAGTCAAAGTAATTGTATCATAAAAACGAGCTTCATCTGTATCTGTTTCTCTAAATATTCTAGCTTCAGCATTTTTAACAATAGTTTTAAGAATAGCATCATTTAATACTGTGCTATCAACTTCTGTGTAACTTCTAATGTCTGATTTTAGTTCTCCAAAATTCATAATTATGCCTTAAATACTACCGGTCCAGATGAGCACTGTAAACCGCCTCCTGTTGCTGTTGTACTAGCTGCTACTTGATTAGTAAAGTTAAAACTGTTGAAAACTGTAATAGTTGAAGGTTGTCCGGGATTTGGAATTACGCTTGCATTCACAATAATTTCAAAAGATCCATAAACTTTTGCACTATTATCATGTGAACCTGCTGTTGTATTAGCCGGTACTACACCTCTAAATGGAGCTGCTGTTCCTCTTACACAACCGGTTAAATCATTACCAATCTTACCTGTATATTGAATTGTCTCATTTTGAAATAATAGTGTTGTTGAGTTTATTTTTTCAATAAGTATAAATCCGCTGTTTGGAAAATTACTTGCATCATTTAAAGTTATTGTGGTAGCAATATTAGTAATTGCACCATTTAAAGTAGATTGTAATTGTATAGCTTCAATCGGTACATTTGATACTCCAGTTTTTAATTCATTAAAAACTACAAAATCTCCATCTTTGTAACCACTATTTGGAAAATTACATATTATTACATTTGATCCTGCAGTTGTAGAAAACGGATTCTCAGGAAGTATATCAAAAGTTGGTGGCTCAGTTCTATCAGGTCTAGCGTTTTGTAAACCTTGTGGGTCACCCCCAATGGGTATTGGATTTAATTGAGGCTGTTTAGGTTCATATTCTGAAATATGCACAAAAGCTCCGTTCCATTCTCTTACCATTTCATTGTAAGGAAACTGCATTCCTGATCTATCAGAGATTGCTAATGCGTGTCTGCCTTTTGATAGATTAGTCATCTATTAAATCTCCGGAAAATAAGTTCTCGGTGTTACAAATAAACTAGAAGAAGATCCATCATTTTGTAATGCTCTTTGTAATTCATCTTCATATAACATTTTTAAATTTTGAACTGCAGCTGGCTGAAATTTAAGTGCTAAATAATAAGAAAGTCCTGCTACCATACAAGGTACAAACCTGTAAGGAACATCTGCTTGATTAGTATAAGCTCCAGCATCTTGAATTCTTGAAGCATAATAATAGTTAATACTATTACCGGCTTCAGTAGCACCTGGAGTTAAAAATAAAGTTATTGTTATTCTGTCAATAAATCTTTGAACAAAAAATTGTGTGGGTGAACCCTGTTGTGATTTATCAGCGAAAGATTGATAGATTGATCTATTTATTTTAGTTAATGGAAAATCTATGTTTTGTTGATTTCTATAAGAAGCTTCTAAGATATCGTCAACTCCATAAATAGCATTAGCATCTGAAGTACCATCAGCAGGTGATCTATACATAGTATATAAATTCTGACCTTGTACTAAAGTTAAGTTATTGTTTTTTATTTCCCAATAATGAAGACCTCTATTAGACCATTCTTGAAACATTATGTTTAATGATCTTCTAGCAGAACTTAATTGTTGACCGGTAACACCAGTCATATTTATTCGTTCATACGCTTCGTGAACTATATCATCTATAGAAAAACCTTTTTCAAAGGTTGTTGTTCCCGAAGTAGTATTAGCCATGAGCTTACGCTCCCGTAATAGTTATAGTAACGCTTCCGCCTGCTCCAGTTAAATTATAAACAATTCCTTCTTTAAATAAAATACCTGAACCTGGAACATAAACTTCTAAACCTTCTTCACCATACCTATAAGTAGCTAATAAATTTCCAGGTGCTGCTCCACCTGCTGTTGCTGCATTGTAAAGTAATAAAGTAGAATTTGCTATTCCTTTTGCTTGAATAGAAGTAATTCTAGCTCTACCTGTTCTACCTAATGTATCTGCTCCTGCAGCTACTCCAAGGTTTAAGGTTGTTTGATCTGATGTTGCACTTCCTGACATATTTTTTCTCCTAAGTTACAGAGCTACCGAAGTAGCTCTATAAAAATTAATTATACTCTAACCCAGCCGTAAGTTGAACCGCTGTAAACGTACTGACCTGAAGTAGTTCCAAATCCTCTTGGAATAGGTGTACCTTTACTATAGTCTGTTCCACCGGCTCCACTAGCTCCAGACACAACTCCTTCAATTCCACCAGCATCGCTAGAAAATACAAACTCATTAAATTCAAAACCGTTTGCGTTATTTGTAATATTTTTTAAATGTATTGTATCACCAACAGTTGGTGTTGCAGGCATTGTAATAATTATGTCTGCTGTTTGCGCGCTGTTATCTATAAATAATCCAGTAGCTGCATCTGCAGATTTACTTGCAGTAATAACTTCCCAAGCTACTCCTCCGCCTCCACCAACTGGTGAAGTGCTTCCATCTGCGTTTTGTATTATAACTTCACCATTGACACCTTCTGAAGTAGTTGTTGCTGCTCTTCCGATAACCAATGGTCCTGTAAATGTAGTTCTTGCCATAATTTTTCTCCTTTTCCTAGTTAATAGATTATAGTCTCTAGGCCGTCGACTATACGCGTCTATAATCTTTTTAAATGTATAGTGTGTTTTTTATACAACAGTTTTTAATAGAGTGCAAGAGAGCCTACAGTGTGGAGTAGATTTTTTCCAACGGTGTAGCTTTTGATTAAGTAGCTACTGAAACTTCTGGAGCAGAACCTTCAATGTTGTTCTGTCTATGGGCGATTTGAGCTTCTTCTAGCTTAATCTTTGTAATGATTTCTTTGACTTTGTCGTCAATTCTAACCATCTCAAGAGTATACCTATTATTATCTAGGTGTTCCTGTTCCCACTTCAACTCCAAGGACCTTTTTGCTTTGTATAGGTCTTGTATCATTTATAACTTCCTCATAAGTTATTCTATTTACCTTATTGTCATAACTGACGCCAAGGTTTTCCCAAACTATACTATTTTCTCCTAGTTTGTCAAGGATTGCTTTTTCAAGCGATTGAGGGTTGTCTTCTGATATAACTTGAAACCTAGAGTGGTGATCGTAGGCCCAAATATTAACCAGAAAAATTTTCATTTATTTGTTGAAATTATAAAGCTGAAATTTCTTCTTTTTTAGTTTTTAAAAAAGTTAATTTTTCTTCAGCCAAACTTAATTGCTCACCTGATGCAACAGTTTTTAACTGTTCATTTCTTTTAATTGCATTTTCAATGTTTTCTAAACATTGTTTTTTATTTTTTGGTTTCCAATCAGCTGGTGCTTCTTTTAATCTTTTGTATATTCCCATAATTTTTCTCCTTAGTTATGTAGCCTTTATACAAGGCTACATAAAATATTTCAAGCTATTAATCTATGAATTGTTGTTATCAGGATATAGTGTAACAAATGTACCACTATTACCTGAGAAACCAGAAGCATTCAATGAGCCAAAAGTATTATCAGCTATAATTACCGCTGATTTTCCATTAGGGGTGTTGGGAACACCTGAAGTTATCTCCATGTACGTTCCATCTAAGGCTAAGTATTCTGAAGATCCCGACCCTGCATTATTAGCTGCATCGAGTAAAGCGACCATCTCAGTGTATGTTTTTTTTGCTATTCCTCCAACTGCTCCACCATTCGCATCCACTAAAGTGTCAACTTGAACAGTGTCGTTTGGAAATAAGTTTATTGTTGCCATGTTATTTTCCTATTAAGTTAATTTATGAGGGGCGAAACCGCCCCTCATTTAATTATTTATTACGCTCCAGCAGAAGCATACATACCTCTTGGATCAGAAAATCCAAAAGAGTATCTTTCTCTTGCTTTGTATCTAACGTTACCAGTGTCAAAGTCACCTTCCATTTTAGTGGAAATAGGTGATCTATTGAACATTTTCATGCCATTAGGAACATCAGTTTTAATATAGAACGCGTCTGTATCAGTTAAGTAATGATTAATTACATAACCTTGAGGTACCATTCCTCTAGATACGATAGCATTAATATTGTTATCTGCTGTATCCGTCTGACCTTTTGATTCCATTAGTCTCTCTGCTGTAAATTGCTGATTAGGGTGAATGATCATTTTCATTCCTCTAGCAGCGATTTTTAGACCTCTTTCATCAGTGAAAGCAGAAATATCAATTAGAGATTGCTCTAATGATGTTTCATTAAGGTCAGCAGGAGTTTGCAATTGGTTAGAGAATGTTCCAGCTAATGTAGGGTGGTTTACAATTGCTCCACCTGCATTATTACCGAAAAGTGATACTCCGTCACCACCTGCAAAGTTTCCATCGAAACCATTGTTCAGGACGTTAGCCGCTTTAACTTGTTTAGTATTAGCCATAGATCTAGCTAATGCTTTTGTATATCTAGACGCAAGTCTATCATACAAATTGTCTTCAATTGCTTCTTCAGTAATTGAAAACGCTAAAGCGATTGTTTCATGCGTATAACGAGAAGTGAAAGTCTCTTGCGCATCATCAAATGATACACCTTGACCTTCAGCTTTAACTTGCGCATTACCGAAACCAGATAACATTACTTCTTCTTCAAAAGCTCTGTCAGATGATTCAGTATCGAAAATCTCAGCATGTTCG